AGAAATACATTATAAAAATGGAAACGGAGGTCATCAATGATCGAAACAGTAGTCGCCCTTCTTATGTTCGTAGGGGCAGAAATTAAGGAACACAGGATCCAGCACGAGGGGATGGCTCAATGCTTACGAGGTAAGCGTACGGCGGAGCGTCAGTACCAACCAAACGTAATGTACAAATGCATAAAAGCTAAGGTTGAATTAGAGACTAATATTGATGGTTCTGTCACTATTAAAAAATTAATCCTTGAATAATGAAAAAAAATTGTAATAAATGTAAGAAAGAATTTGAAGCTAAACAAGAATTAGATATGTTTTGTAGTGATGACTGCAAACAAGAAGCTCTCGCTGATCTCGATAATGACAGCGATGAGTGTCTTTCGTGTCAATGAATAAGAAACATTACGCATTTTTCCTTAAAAAGAATAGACCTAAAAACCCAATAGCCCAGGATTTAAGTGATGGACGTTACCATCAACGTGTGGTAAAGAATAAAAAGAAATATGAACGATCAAAGGATAAAATTTCAAGCAGAGATTGTGAATGGGAAATGTCCGACGTGTGATGAAATTACAATGTTAGTGGGTGTTACTCGTTCCTTTTATAGATGTATGAATTGTGGTGCTGATCTACACCAACATATTAATGGTAAGATAAGTTATCTACCAGCTTTGAATCCTCCAGCAGGAACTAAGCCTTATGTTAAAGAGTGGGTGTAATGTCTAAAAAATCTAATTTTGGAGTAAATTTATATCACTTACAACAACCTCGTAAAAGGCCTGGAAGACATAAGAAAAATTTAAATAAAAGCGAGAAAAGACAACAGAAAAAAAGAAAAAAAGGGCATTGACAAATATCCCTAGATATCCTATATAGGATATATGAAAGAAAAAAAATTAACATTAACAAGCAGTAATATAACACCTAAACAATGGTCTAATTTATTAATTGAATTAAACTTAGTTTGTGAGTCATGGAGACCTTACGCAAAAATAGATATGCATGCTCATGGTGCTAAGAAGATCATAGCCAATGGAAAGAAAGTAAACGACTATAAATCAGATAAAGATTAATGGACTTAATACTATTGAACGACGGACTGTATCATCTGGTAGAAGTAACAAAAGAGATGACCAAAGGTATAGAGTTATTAAGTGAAGTAGATTGTTTTGATCTATGCGACATACTTAGATTACATCTGACCACGTATCACGAACCACCATTTAACGTTCATGTTATGAATGATAATAGTGGTTATTTCTATGGTTGTATTTGTAAAGATTAATACAGACCTATCCTAAAGAGGGAAAAATAAGGATAGGTTATTGTGGTGAGAAGTGGTTATTATTACACAATCGCATTATAGTTGTCAAGTGGTTGCTATTTCTTTGCAAGCAAAAGTAATTGATATCTTGTATTGATTAACTTCTTCTCTCCCAATCTCTTTAAGTTTTCGAGCAGATTCCTCATAGCCTGCTATACTGCATTCGTATGCATCCTTAAATTCTACCGGCCATTCGTATGGGGGTAAACAGGCTCCAGTGCTCATTGAACACATATATAAAATTAATACTATTTTCATCTTGACAAATCTCCTCTATATCCTATATATTGCTCATAAATAAATGAAAGGAAGTCAAATGACTGATATAACTAAATATAGAAACGTTTCATTAACACATGAAACATACAAGACATTGATACAATTGTCTAAGGTATTATTACCTGATGCACAATTATCAATTAGTAAAACCATTGAATCAATTGCAAATGAGAAAGCGAAGAAGTTAAATGGAAAAATTAAAAAAGTATAACGTAAGATTAGTTTATTGCCCTACTTGTAAGGGTAATGGCTATTTAAGGGTCGGCACTGAAGAGGGAGAAGCTATCCATCAGTGCTGGGACTGCGATTCGGAAGGAGAATTTTATGTACATCAGCCCAAAACTTATGGGTCTAATAACACTACTCATACTTATGCAGATAATGATGGCAAGTTGCACTAGAGATCTAACACCGAATCCATATACTACTGTTTTAAAATTGATGGTAGAAAATGATTCCTGATACAGATCTAGCATATCTTGCAGGGCTTTTTGATGGCGAGGGAAGTGTTTACTATAAACAGTTAAAACAAACTCGACACAACCGGCCAGGAAAACCAGTACATAAGGTATGGGCTATTAGAATGGAAATAGCCATGACCGAGCAATCCATAATTCGTTGGGTACATGAAATTACAGGGTGTGGTACTTCTGGACCAAGGAAAGTTAAACCTGGGTATAAAAAACAATGGCGTTGGAGATGTAGTCATAGAGATGCGTTCTATGTTTCTAAATTGATATGGCCTTATGTTCATGTTAAGCTTCCCAAGATTCAACAGATCATAGAACACTATGCTAGACAAAAACTAAAGGATGGTGCTCAAGTTATTAATTTAGACGAATATAAAATGAGAAGAGAACATGTTAAATAAAGGAGAAAATGAAATGCCAGAAAAAGGAAAAATAGATTACCAAGTTTTAACTTGGGGACCATGCGTAGTGAAGATGAAAATGACGGATGAGTTTTATAAAGTATTGTGGGAAGAATCCGAAGCTAGTAAAACAGAAGATCTTTTATATCAGCATAGACTCGCTGGTATTATTCAAAAAGAATATAAACTTAGAAAACTAGAAAAAGTTGAATCATTTATTAGTGATATGGTTAAAATTTATGATACTATTTGGGATAGATGGCGTAATAATGATAAGAAAAGTGTTAACAAATACTTAATTAAATCAGTGTGGGTAAATTATCAACGTCAATATGAATTTAATCCACCCCACGATCATTCCGATGAGTTATCATTTGTAGCTTATTTAAAAGTTCCTAAAGAAATAAAAGAAGAATATACTAATTACAAAGGTAAATCAGCTGGGCCCGGGGGAATTAGTTTCCTTTATGGAGAAGGTAATCGCCAAGCTATTACTTATCAATCTCATTTTCCAGAGGAAAAAGATTTATTTATTTTTCCTGCATGGTTAAAACATTATGTATCACCTTTTACAGCAGATGTAGAAAGAGTATCTGTGTCTGGTAACTTAGCAGCTAATGTTTCACTTCAAGACATAACTACTAATAAAAAGGAAAGTAAGTAATGGGTAAAAAAGAAAAATGGGATGGTAGATCTAGACCGTCTGATGATAATTATCGTAAACGTTGGAACGAGATCTTTGGTGAAAAAGAAGTTGAAGACCCTTTTAAAAAGAAAATAAAAGAAGAAAAAATTAGTGATGAAGAATTTAAAAAAATAATAGATAGGAACGGATTTTAGATGAAGAAGAGAATACACGTGAACATGCACCACATTCGTCACAACAAGAAGCACGGGACGAATAAACCAGTGATTACTGTTAAAACTTCTAAGTCTAATGATTATGGACACGAGGTTGATATATTAGGTCCTAGTAAAATTATTTATAGTCCTGACAAACCACTTAGTTGTGGAGCGAGAGTTTGGATTGAAACAGAAGCAGAGGTCAAAATAGCATGATGAGTGATAAAGATTTAAAAGAGTATAGCGATAATATTGAATTAATGAAAAAAAATTCAGGGTTAAAAAAAAGTAATAAATACAGATATATGAGCGGACAAAGGTACGAGCATCACGGATCACGGACCTATGATTTTGGCGCCGGAAAATTACCATCTGTCACTACCGTTTTAGGATTGACAAAGGACCAAAGTTTTATAAAGGAGTGGCAAAAAAAGGTAGGCCATGCAAAAGCAGAACAGATCAAGAATCATAGTAGTAAGAGGGGAACTTCCATGCATCAATTCTTGGAGAGTTACATCACAGGAGTTGGGTATGATGATCTATCACCCATTGGGACGGAAGCTAAACCGATGTCGCAAAAGATTATTGAAGTGGGGTTATTACCCGTTGAAGAGTATTATGGTTCGGAAGTTACGTTACATTATCCGGGCCTATACGCAGGCGCAACAGACCTTGTTTGCTTACACAATGGCATGGAAACTATTGTTGACTTCAAGCAAAGTAATCGTCCGAAAAAGGAAGAATGGATCGAAGATTATTATCTTCAGATCGCAGCGTACGCAATGGCCCACGACTACGTCTACGGTAGTAAGATTGAACAAGGAGTTATCATGGTATGCACGCCTGACTTATATTATCAAGAGTTCAAAGCACAAGGAGCATCTTTAAGATCCTGGAAACATAAGTTTTTGAAAAGACTTGATATGTATAATGAGATTAAGTTTAGTGAGAAAGAACAAGCAAAAGTAGAAATGAAAGCAGAGGATTTTAATGTTTAGAGAGATAAAAGCAAGTATATTAGATAAAATAAATAGACTCCAGTCTATGAAAAAACTGCCTATTGGAGCAATAGGTAAGAGAGACGTACGTATAAATAAATTAATTAATAAATTATACAATAGAAAGAATGCACATGACAGATCAAACGAGATGGGGAATACCCGAAGTACAGTTAAAGAATAAGGCTATTAAGTATCAAAAGGACCTTGTTGCTAAGGCCATGGAGAGTGTGGTCAAGATGGACCAGGAATCTTTAGAGGATTTAATGGCTCTAATTGAGGCAGAATATGAGCAGAAATATGGCGACAATAAGGCAAATAAGGTGGTTTTTTAGAATGATTCTAATGTATCGGGGTTCATGGAGCACGGACCATGGAACTGTGGAACTCCCATGGAACTTTTTTTTCGGCCTAGAAACCGCTATATATAAGAGATATTTAGACCAAAAGGTAAAAAGTTCCACGGTACCATCACTTTTTTTTCCACTGAACAAAAAAAGTATTTTGGTCTAGAAGTAGTATATAGTAGAGATAAGTTATGCCTAAGAAAAGAAGAAAACGAGTGATAGCCACAGATGGCCCGGAGATCCCCTATCAAAGAGTTAGGGTTGATTGGATTGATTGTGTAAGTGATTCTGGATGGGCTACCGATAAAGAGTTTGACAAGATGAGACTTGCAACACCAGTCAATGAAGGTTGGTTATACTCTAAAGATAAAAATTCAATTAAACTGTTTGCTTCTTATGATAAAGATGATGATGGTATTACTTTTGGGGATCGGACGATGATTCCTCTACCTTGGGTAAAGAAGGTGACGAAGCTGTAATATCCTGTGACTCACCCTCGACAGTCTTCAGATTCAAAAGAGGTGCGTAGTCGTCTAAAATTTGTTTCATTTTTGCTGTTAGCTGTTCTTCTGTTAGGTCCTCTAATTTCCCTGTTTTTATTATTTTCCTGTCTATATATAATCCTGCCGCTTTACCTCTACTTACTTCCGCATTAACCGCAGAAGAGAAAGACCCTTTCTTTAAAGCTGCTTGTTTAATTCTATCTAGTTCAGCTATGTGTTTTGCATAACTGACTTCATGTTTTTGTAAACGTTCGTCGTGTAGTTTACCTATATACTGAACTACCAATGGACACTGCCTTGGATTAGTAAGCTCACTACCTTCAACACGTGATCTCTTGGGTGAATAGCCTGCCAGCTCTGCTGCTTCAGATTTTGATACTGGCCCGTCTGGTCCGCCAAATACTAAATACTCGGCAAATCTCTTTTGCATTTCTGTCAATCTTTTTGGAACTCCCATGTTGACTTTTTAAGGTAATAGTCCTATATTGTCAAGGTATGAAAGATAAACGTACATATACTAAATTGAAAGAACATGGAGAAGATATGAGTCACGAGAATGAAGCAAAAATTACTAATGAACCTAAAGAAGATAGAGGTTCAGGAGATTTAACCTATCTTATTGAAATGCACAAACAAGAAATATGGGATTGGAAACAGAAAGAGGCTGATTGGATTAAAACACAAAATTTATTAGATGGTTCTAAAAGAATCATTGAAGAGTTGAGCGCTAAATTGGTTACTCAGGTAAGAGTTATTTCTGAATTACAATATGACAACAACACTTATAAAAAAGAAATTGCAAAACTTCTTGCAGAGAAAAACAAATGAGAGTAAGAGACCTACAGGAATTTTTATCTAAATTCACTGAAGCTAATAAAGACGGCACAAGACAGGGTAATGCCATGAGTGATGCAGTCCTTTACGTGGAGAGAGACGGATTCCTAGAAGAAATTAAACGTATGGAAGTTCACGAAAATAGTCAGACAATCATTGGAGCCACTGGTAACCATCAGTCGCATAGATTAGTTTTAAAAACTAAACAAGAGAGAAAAATTATTATTCCGGATAAAATGCGTAATGACTACTAGTTTTTACCCGGCATGCTTACCTCAAAAAATACATGGGCCCAGAGGCTAAATTTTACAAAGAAATTAAAAAATCTTTACCTGAAATTTCGTGGAATAGACTTGAAAACAATAGCCTACTTGGTACTCCCGATCTATTGGGCTATAATAATTCTGGGCACTTTTTTACTGTAGAACTTAAAGTTACAAAAGGTAAAAAAATTAAATTTTCACCCCATCAAATTGCCTTCCATTCACGTCATAATCAGAACACATTTATCATGATAAAGGCCCTTGGTCCTTTATCCCCTAATACTTCTCCAGTATCCATGTACCGTGGTTCAAGAATCAAGGAGCTTGTAGCTTGTGGCTTGAAGCTTGATGCTTGCTGCTTGGGGCTTGAGGCTTGCCGCTTGATGCTCAACCAGGTTGGTTCGAAAGCTTTAAAGCTTGAGGCTTGACGCTTGAGTCTTCAGAACCTGAACTAGGTTCTGGTTTAGCTTGAGGCTTGGGGCCTAAATCTACACCCAATAAAATTCCAGTTGGAGTATAACGGAGCTTGCTGCTTGAAGCTTGTTGCTTGAGGCCCGGACCAGGCGAACGCGTTTTACACTCCGTCGAGTTTTTACCGCTAATTGCCTGATCCA